GCGCGTACGGCCTTCACGATCTTGTCTTTCTCGGCTCTTTCTGTCCATATCACGATGTCGTCTCCGGATGCCAACATCTGCACAGGTTTGAGGAAATGTCTGAAGGCGTATTTGTAGTAGAACAAGGAGCGCAATGTGTTCCCCAGGGTTGTCTTGGTGGGGTGGCCAGAAAAGGTGGTCCCGGAGACTTTGTAGGAGCAGATAGCTTGGCCTGACTTGGGCCTTGAGTTGGGCCAATGCCTCGACAAAAGATCGTTGTCATCTCTGCTCATTTTGTACCCTTCCAACCACTTCTTCGGATATATTATGAATAGGGTAGCATCAGGAGATGTGGCGGACAGGAGTAACTTGTCGGTGGCTTCTTCCGGCCAGTCGGGAAGATTATGGAATCGAGTGACTCTCAGGAGCAACGAATGCAGGGAATTTCGTATCGATTTGAAGAACCTGGTGTCCACGATCTCTTGGAGTGAAGCAAACTGGGTGGAATCATAGCCGGAACCATCGAGCGAGACACTTATTGGATCATCAAGCGAATTGACCCTCTCCAGTACTAGGTCCCGCGTGTCAGAGCAAGACGCCCCATGGACGAAGTCTGGGAAAGCCTCGTGGAGTGCAGTGAAGATGAAGCTCTGAATGTAGTTCAACAGGCCTTTACCGGTCTCACTGGGGTTCCAGATCAGTCTCGCGCGCTCATCGACATCTATCAGTCTCTGGTTCTCGTCCCTCTTAAGCTCTTTACTGGTGTAATTCTCCTCATTTGACTTGACCATCCCCAAGAAGGAGAAAGAAAAATCGCACCCCAGAGGGTCGCTCAATTGTGCCATGCAGGTGCGGATGTAGCAGTCCTTCTTGTTTGCGTCATAGTCTTTGGCCATGTAGTGCTCCATTATCGTCTCAGTGATTTGCATGGAGTCAAGGAGTGAACAGACATGATCGGTTATCGGTTTCATCTCAAGACCGACGAAGGCATCAAAGCCGGCAAGCTCCTCTGGATGCGGGGTGATTTTAGGGAGGAAGTGACGTCCGTGTATGGCTGAGAGGAGAGAGAAGGGCGACTTATGGTCGATGGTCCAAGAGGATATGGGCCTAAGGCTATGATTCGAGGGGTGGTA